ATGAAAGTAATTTTAGCAACAAATTTTTCACTATATCTAAAAGCACATAATTATCATTGGAATATTGAAGGTAAAGATTTTCCTCAATTTCATGGATTTTTAGATACACTTTATAATTCAGTATGGGCACAAACAGATAATATTGCCGAACATCTTCGTATGTTGGGAGTATATGCACCAGGTTCTTATACCAGATTTACAGAACTTTCTGATATTCTTGAAGCAACATCAGTTCCTTCAGCAATGGGAATGATGAATATTTTGAAAGATGATAATGATAGATTTATTATTCATCTTCGTGCAGGAATTGTTGCAGCCGATGATGCACATGAACCCGCTGTATCAAATTTTCTACAAGACCTTTTAGGTGCCCATCAGAAACATGCTTGGATGCTTCGTAGTATCATAAAAGAGTAAAGTTTCAATGGAAATTGGTGGCTACATGGGCAATGCGCGCCTTAAACGCGCAGGTGTCCAAATATCATTTACAGAAGAACAAACCAAAGAATTCATTCGATGTTCTTTGGATCCTGTTTATTTTATCAAAACATATGTAAAGATTGTAAACGTCGATAAAGGTCTTATACCTTTTGACATGTGGAAGTTTCAAGAAGATATGGTTGAAACTTTTCACAATAATCGTTTTTGTATATGTAAACTTCCACGCCAAGTAGGTAAAACAACCACAACAGTTGGTTATATGTTATGGTCCATTTTGTTTCAAGAGGAATATTCTGTTGCAATTTTGGCTAATAAAGGTTCATTGGCCCGTGAAATATTAGGTAGATTACAAAAAGCCTATGAATATTTACCATTATGGTTACAACAAGGTATTATTTCTTGGAATAAAGGTAGTATTGAATTAGAAAACGGTTCAAAGATATTTGCTTATTCAACATCAGCATCTGGTGTTCGTGGAGGTTCTTATAATTTGATTTTCCTTGATGAATTTGCGTTCGTTCCACAAAATATGGCCGCAGATTTCTTTCAATCAACATATCCAGTTATTTCTTCTGGTTCAACAACAAAGGTCATTATTGTTTCAACACCAAATGGATTAAATCAATTTTATAAGATGTGGGTTGATGCAACAGAAAAACGTTCATCATATGTTCCAATTGAAGTTCATTGGTCTGTTGTACCTGGTCGTGATGAAAAATGGAAAGATGAAACTATTCGAAATACTAGTGAAGAACAATTCCGTGTCGAGTTTGAAACGGAATTTGTTGGCTCAACTGCAACACTTATTTCTGGTTCAAAACTTCGTTCACTTGCATTTCATAATCCAATATCTTCAATTGATGGGTTTGATATTTACGAAGAACCTATTAAAGACCATATATATGTTGCATCGGTTGACTGTTCCGAAGGTGTTGGACATGACTATTCAACTGTAAATGTAATTGATGTAACCAGTATGCCATACAAACAAGTGGCAAAATATAGAAGTAATAGAGTTGCTTTATTGTTTTTCCCAACGATTATTTACTCAATATGTGCAAAATATAATTATGCATATGCTTTGGTTGAGATTAATAATGTTGGACAACAGGTTGTTGATATATTACATTTTGATTTGGAATATGAAAATGTATATAAAATTGAGATGAATCGTGTTAAGGGACAAACGATATCAGGTGGATTTAAAAAAGCGGCAAAATTTGGTGTAAGAACGACAAAATCTGTTAAAAAGATTGGTTGTGCGAACTTAAAGACATTGATTGAGAATGATAAGTTGATTATTAATGATTTTGATACCATTGCGGAAATGAACACTTTTTCAAGAGTTCGTGATTCTTATGCTGCTGAAGAAGGAAATAATGATGATTTAGTAATGGGTTTGGTATTATTTTCTTGGTTATCGGCACAAACATATTTTAGAGATTCGACTAATATTGATATACGCAGGTTGTTGGTTGAGGAACAAGAAACGTGGAATGAAGAAAATATGATGCCTGTTGGGATTATTGATGATGGTTTAAAAGAAGAAGTTGTAAAAGACACAAAAAATAACGATATATGGACTGAAAAAGGTTATTTAACTTCAACTTTGTAAAAAACTAAATAGAAGATAAATTCAAATAAGTCCTATTATATAAAAGGAGAAATCCATGGCATTTCAGTTATCACCTGGAGTAAATGTATCAGAAATTGATCTGACTACAATTGTTCCTTCAGTTGCCACATCAATTGGCGCATTTGCTGGTCCATTTATTTGGGGTCCAGTGGGTGAAATAACCACTATATCAGATGAAGTTAATCTTGTAAATACATTTGGTAAACCAACAGCAGATACGATTGTTGCTGGTGGTAATCAATACGAATATTGGTTTTCAGCATCAAACTTTTTAGCATATACAAATAATCTAAAAGTTGTTCGTGCAGCAAATACTTCATCAACATTTAATGCAACAGCAAATGGTGCTGCTGTATTAATTAAAAATAAATCCGATTATGAAGCTAATTATTCAGGTGGTGCAAACACTTATGGTGCATTTGCTTCACGTTATGCTGGTGCACTTGGTAATAGCATAAAAGTTTCAATCGCAGATGCAAATACATATGCAACTTGGAACGTTACAACAGTTTCAGGAAACACAAATACATTGTTTACATCAGCACCAGGTACTTCATCATATGCATCAGCAAAAGGTGCAACATTTGACGAAGTTCATATTTGCGTTATTGATGAAGATGGATTGTTTACTGGAACAGCAAATACAGTTCTTGAAACATTCCCATTTGCTTCAAAAGCATCTGACGCAAAAGATTCAAATGGTAATTCAAATTATTACAAAAATGTAATTGCTTCACAATCAAAATATGTTTATTCAATGGCACATCCAACCAATACTGCTGGTAATTTAGCTTGGGGTTCTGCAATTTCTGCCAATTCATATGCAAACTTAACATCAGCACTTTCAACATCACTTACAGGTGGTGCAGATGGAAATATCGTAACAGCAAACGTTGTTACAGCATATGATTCATTTATTCCAGGTGATTCAGTTGATGTTTCATTAATTATTACTGGTCCACACAATCAATCAGTTATTACCGAAGTTATTTCAAATATCTGCGAAGTAAGAAAAGATTGTGTTGCTTTCATTTCACCAAAGAAATCAGACGTTGTATTCAATGCTGGTTCAGAAGTTACATCAATGACAACTTCAAGAAATGCATTAACAAGCAGTTCTTATGCTATATTTGATGGTAACTGGAAATATCAATACGACAAATACGCAGACGTTTACCGTTATGTTCCAATGAACGGTGACATTGCAGGTCTTTGCGCTAGAACCGATAATGATCGTGATCCATGGTATTCACCTGGTGGTCTAAATCGCGGTATTATCAAAAATGTTATTAAATTAGCATTTAATCCAACAAAAACAGATCGTGATAACATGTATGTTGCAGGTATTAATCCTGTTGTATCTTTCCAAGGTGAAGGTACTGTCTTGTTTGGTGATAAGACAATGCAAAGCAAACCAAGTGCATTTGACAGAATCAATGTTCGTCGTCTATTCATTGTTCTTGAAAAAGCAATTGCCCGTGCTGCACGTTACTCATTGTTTGAATTCAATGATGCATTTACAAGAGCACAATTTGTTTCGTTGGTTGAACCTTTCTTGCGTGATGTTCAAGGTCGTCGTGGTATCTATGACTTCCGTGTTGTTTGCGATACAACAAACAATACACCAGAAGTTATTGATAGTAATCGTTTTGTTGGTGACATTTATATTAAACCTGCTCGTTCCATCAACTTTATCCAACTTAACTTTGTTGCAGTAAGAACAGGTGTAAGTTTCGATGAAGTTGTGGGCCGTTTCTAATAAATAGAGAAATAGGAGAAAATCAATGGCTTTTTCAGTAAACGAATTTAGAAGTCAATTAACTGGTGACGGTGCCCGTCCCAATTTATTTGAAGTTTCAATGCCATTTCCTACGTTCTCAGCGCCAGGAAATGCACAAACAAAAATGACATTTATGTGCAAAACAGCACAATTGCCAGGTTCTACTCTTGGAGTAGTTCCTGTGCAATATTTTGGTCGTGAATTAAAATTTGTAGGAAATAGAACATTTGCCGATTGGACAGTAACAGTTATCAATGATGAAGATTTTACTGTTCGTAATGCTTTTGAACGTTGGATGAATGGTATTAATAGTCACAATCTAAACGTTCGTAATCCTGCTGCTCTTGCACCATTGGGTTACACTGTTGATGGCAATGTTAGACAATATGGTAAAAATGGATCAACATTAAAAGAGTATAAATTTGTTGGTTTGTTTCCAACAGATATTACACCAATTGATGTTGATTGGGGCTCAAATGATACGATTGAAGAATTTTCAGTGACGTTATCATATCAGTGGTGGGAATCTGTAGCTGCTGGTGTTGTATAAGGAAGGGGACTTCGGTCCTCTTTCATAATTATTATTATAGGATGAATTAAGGATGGCTCTCAAGTTATTCGGTTTCACATTAGGAAAACCAGACGTTACTCAGGTTCAAGACCCTGACCAACGTTCTTTTGTTCCACCAACCAGCACTATTGATGATGGTGCGGTTACTATTACTCAAAATGCCTATTACGGTACCTATGTCGATCTTGAAGGTGCTGTAAGAAATGAAATTGAACTTATTACACGTTATCGTGAAATGGCCAATCATCCAGAATTGGAAATGGCAATTGATGATATCGTAAATGAAGCAATTTCACATGATGAATCAGGCAGAACACTTAATATTATTCTTGATAAATTAAAACAACCTGAAAATATCAAGAAAAAAATTATTGATGAATTTGAAACAATTCTTCGTCTTTTAAATTTCAGTAATCTTTCAGATGATCTTTTCAAACGTTGGTATATTGATGGAAGAATTTATTATCATGTTGTTGTTGATGAAAAAAATCCAAAAGCAGGTATTCAAGAATTACGTTTTATTGATCCTCGCAAGATTCGTAAAGTTCGTGAAATTAAAAAGGCACGTGATCCAAAAACAGGTGCAAATATTATTGAATCAATGGCTGAATATTATGTTTATAATGATAAAGGACAACCAACACAAACGTATACCAGTAACATTAATGCTGGTCTAAGAATTGCACCAGAATCTGTTATTAATGTTAATTCTGGTTTAATGGATGCAAAAAATACTTTTGTAATTTCATATCTTCATAAGGCAATTAAACCTCTTAATCAATTAAGAATGATTGAGGATGCTGTTGTTATTTACCGTTTATCAAGAGCACCAGAACGCCGTATATTCTATATTGACGTTGGTAATCTCCCAAAAGGTAAAGCTGAACAATATCTTCGTGATATTATGATTAAGTATAAAAACAAAATGGTTTACGATGCACAAACAGGTGAATTGCGGGATGATCGTAAACATATGTCAATGTTGGAAGATTTTTGGTTACCTCGTCGTGAAGGTGGTAAAGGTACCGAGATTACAACATTACCTGCTGGACAAAATCTAGGTGAAATGGAAGATGTTAAATATTTCCGTCAAAAATTACTTCAATCATTAAATGTACCAATTTCGCGTTTGGAACAACAACAAGGTGGATTGATTGGTGTTGGAAGAACTGCTGAAGTTACAAGAGATGAAGTTAAATTTACAAAATTCATTACACGCCTTCGTAATAAGTTTGCACAATTATTTGACCATGCATTAAGAATTCAACTAGTATTAAAAGGTATTTGTACTGGTGAAGAATGGGATGAATTTAGAGAATATATCTATTATGATTATATTCGTGATAATCATTTTACTGAAATGCGTGATACAGAGTTATTACGTGAAAGAATGTCCACATTGAGTGTTGTTGATCCATATATTGGACGTTTTTATTCAGCAAATTGGGTACAACGTAATGTTCTTCAATTATCAACAGAAGAAATTGAACAAATGAAGAAGGAAATGGATGATGAAGAAGCAAAAGGTATAGGTGGACCAACACAAATGATGTTGGCAAATCAACAACAACAACAAGAAATGGAACAACAATATCCACCTGAAGATAATACACAAGATTCAGATTCACAAGAATCAAAAACACCGCAATTGGATGCACAAGTTGTAAAATTTGGTAAAGCACTAAATAGTAAATAATTGGAGATAATATGGATATTGAAACTTTTTTAAGTAATGTTGCTTCAGGAAATTCAAATGAAGCAAGAGAAAACATTAATGACATTCTTTCTGCAAAAGCATTTGAAATGTTAGATGCACAAAAACAAGAAATGGCACAAGCTATGTTTAGTCCTGAAACACAGGAAACTATTACTGAACCAGAAACAGAACAGGAACAAGATACTGAACAATGAAATCACTTTCAGATTTTAAAAAATTAACTGAAAAGACAGTTGATATTACAACTTCAGATTTTAAGATTAGTCCTACAACAGGTAGAAAAGTTCGCGCACATAGATTTAAAGTGGGTGAAAAACCAGAAAAACCAGAAGAGGCATATCCAGAATGGATTGATCCAAGTTTGGTAAAACAAGAACAGATTACCGAAGTTTTGGCATCTGCTGAACCTGATCCACCATATGTATTGATATTGCAAAGAAAAGCAATACGTTTATATCCAAATGAGGTACGTGTTGCACTTTATTACAATAAACAATTAAACAAATATTTTTCTGTTCCTTATGGATTAGTTGGTCAAGTAAATGGTATTATACAAGCAGAAGAAAAAGAACCTAATGAATTTCAAAGAAAAAGAAATGATGCAGCAACTTCAAGTAGTGGACCGATTGATGTAACTGAAGCGGTAATAGATCAATTACATCAAATTGTTGATGGTAAATCAGCCAAAGCAGTAAAGTTTGCCACAGGTGAAACACGTAAAGTTGATCATTTTACTGCATCGGCATTAACACAAGTTCATAAAGCATTAAATGATGAAAATAAGAAAAAGTTTGCTGATATGGTACATAAATCACCTGCACATTTAATGAAGGCTGCTGAATTTGCATTTAAGCATGTAAAATGAAATTTATAAATTTATTAATACAAAATAAACTTGATGAAGCAAAAAATAATTTATTTGAGGATATAAAAGAAAAGATTTTATTAAAGTTAGAAGAAAGAAAAAAAGAATTAGTTGAGGAAACATATAATTTAACAGAAGCAAATCCCAACGTAATAAGAATGGGAAGAATTTCAAGAGTTAGAAGAAGAATACGCAGGAATCCAAAGAATCAAATTGTTGTTCAGAGAAATAGAAGAAGAAGTAATATAAAAGGTTATAGAATTACAGGTAATACAATTAAAAGAATACCTGTAAATGTAAGGTTACATAAAGCAAGGATGTTAAAACGTTCATGGAAAACAACAAGAAAATCTAAACTTCGTCGCTCATTGCAAAGAAGAACAATGTCAATGCGTAGGCGTCAATCAATGGGAATAAGATAAAATGGCACTAGAAATTATAAACAGTATAAGAACACCATCAATAATTAGAGTTGTTGATCCAGGAACTTCAACAATTTTTTTGGCAAATCTTTCAGCAAATGCCAATGAAACTGTAAATTATGCAAATATTCGTAAATTGAATTGGTCAACAAATGGAAGTATTTCAATTGTTAGAAATTCAACTACAATTTTGACACTTCACAATGCAGGTGAATTGCGTTGTGATGATTTAGGTTTCAGTTTAGCAAATAATAATAATCAAAGCATTGTTGTTACAATCAATACTGGTGGATCATTGATTATGGAAGTTACAAAAGATTGCAACTATGCAACTGCACTTATAGGATAATCCAATGGTATTAATAAGAGAACATATAGAAAACGCAAAATATATTACCGAATCGTCTGAAAGCGGTAAAAAAAATCTTTATATTGAAGGTACATTTCTTGTTGGTAATAGAGTAAACAAGAATAATCGTATGTATAAGATGGATACTTTGCGTAATGAAGTTGCTCGTTATACAAAAGATTTAATTGAATCTAATCGTGCGTTAGGTGAATTAGGACATCCTGATACACCAAATATCAATCTTGACCGTGCATGTATAAAAATCACTTCATTGAAAGAAGATGGTGATACATATTTTGGACGTGCATTAGTATTAGGTACACCATATGGTCAAATTGTAAAGAATTTTATTGAAAATGATGTAAATCTTGGTGTTTCATCAAGGGCATTAGGTTCAGTTTCAATGACAAAAGAGGGATATAATTTGGTTCAAGATGATTTAAGACTTGCAACTGCTGCTGATATTGTTGCTGATCCTTCTGCGCCAGGTGCATTTGTCAATGGAATAATGGAAAACAAAGAATGGATGATGGTTGGCAATGTATTTGTTGAAGCCGATCATGATCAATTTAAAAAAATAATTAGAAAGGCTTCAAAAGCAGAATTAGAAAATACTGCTTTAAAATTATTTGAAACCTATCTACGAAAATTGTAAATTTTATAAATAAGAAATCATAAGGAGAATTCTAATGGCAACAAACAAACTGATGGAAGCTGCGGCAGATATTTTGTCACAAAGCAAAAAAACTGCTTCTGCTATGCCAATGCAAAAACCAGAAGGTGCTGGCTATGTAGATTTGGGTGGTCCAAAACAAGACCTTGAAGCAAATAAGACAGAAACATCTATTGATGATGTTTATGACAGACAAAAAATGGACGCTGCCAAAGCTGCTAAAAGTGCTACTGCTCCTACAACAAAGCCATCAAATGCTTCAGCCGAGATGGCACATAAATCACTTCCAAAACAATATGGTGAAGAAGAAGAAATTGAAGATGAAGTGATTGCAGAAGAAGAAGTTGAACAAGAAAACATTGTTGAAGCATGGAAAAAGAAAATGAAAGAAGATGTTGATGCATTGTTTGCTGATGATTCAACAATTTCAGAAGATTTCCGTAACAAAGCCTCAACAATTTTTGAAGCCCGTGTAACAGACCGTGTTCAACAAATTGAAGAAGAAATTGATGCAAAATATGCAG